TCCACCGCCTGAAGTATCAACAATAAGAAGAACATCATCACTGGCTACAGAAGATACTGCACTTAAATCTCCAACAGCAGTTGGCTCAAAATCTGTACCATCTGCAATAAGTAATTTACCTGCTGTATTAGAAGCCATGGCTAATTTACCATTTAAGGTAAGGGTTGTACCATCAAATGTAAGATTAGCTTCACCGTCTAATTGTGTTGTAGTTGAAGCTACAGTTACTAGTTCGTTTTCTGTAGCATTGTTTATAGTAGTTCCTGTATCATCAGCAAATGATAAAGTACCTGAACCATTTGTTTTTAGTATTTGGTTAGCTGAACCGTCTGCTGTAGGTAATGTTATAGAAGTAGTACCAAAACCTATTGCATCAATATAGGCTGTACCATCTACATATAAATCTTTTATTTGTTTTGAAGAAGTACCAATATCTACAGTGTTATTAGTTACAGGAACTAATCTACCTGCACTACTTAATTCTAAATACTCTGTTAGTGTACCATTTAAAGATGTAGAGAAAACAATTTTAGAATCTTGTGATGATGCAGTCGCAGTAAATGTTTGTTCTTTTTTAACTGCTATTTTAGCAGCGTCTACAGTGTTACCCCCTGTATCTTCTAAGTCAAATCTAAGAGAAGCTATTCCTGTAGTATCTGAAGCATCACTTTCATTTCTAAGAACAAGAGCTACAAAATCTCCATCGGTATCTTGTGTAGATAATATTGATGCACTACCTACAGGTTTAAACTTAATGTCTTCTCCAGAACTACCAAAGAAGTGAGAACCATTTACATTTATATTACCTGCTAATTGTGTAAGACCTTCAGCCGAGGCAATAGAATCATCTACATATACTTTTCTTGCAGCATCGCCATCTGCACTAGGAGCAGCAAGACCTGTAATAGAATTACTACCCATAGCTAAATTACCACTCATAGTAGTGCCTGCAAGAGCATCTATGTTAGCTGTACCATTAATATGCAAGTCTTTAAATTGATTACTTGATGTACCTAAATCAATATCATTATCTGTAACTGGTTTAATAACACCGTCAGCAAAAGTAACTTGTCCAGTACCTCCTGCAGTAAATGACATTTCATCTGTGCCTGAGAAGTATAAACCTTGGTTTGTATCGCCTGTGTTTGTAATGACTGGAGCAGAAGCCGATCCATCAGGTAAAGAAAGTACACCTGCAGATAAAGAAGCACCTACATGTATTTCAAGAGTATCTACGTATGCAGTTCCATCTATATGTATATCTTTAAATTGTAAAGAACTTGTACCAAGATCAATGTCATTACTAGTTACTGGAACTATTGCACCGTCTTGTATACGTAGTTGTTCTACAGCAGAAGAAGAAACTTGAACAAAGAATCCGTGTCTGTTATTAGATGTGTCAACTACTACTTTATTTAAAGCATCAACATCTGCTAAAATACCTACATATGAACCTTCAGTAGAAGAACCGTCATGGTTGTGACCTCCACTAAACGCAAATGCCGCTAATACTGCGTCAAACTCACTGTTGAGTGGGGCTGCTGTAATTGTTTCCCCATCCGCAATACTACTAGAACTCTGTCTCGCATATCCTGCCATTATCTTAACCCTGCCTCCTCATATTGAATTGCAAAACCAAATATACTATAAGGGTTTGCACTACTTGTTGTAACAAAACGTAACAACATAGAACTTCCTGAACCTTGTATTCCTTGTTTAATAACTGCCTTAGTTGCACCACCATATACAAAACCTGCTGTATTATAGTTTGTTGCAGTATCTCTATACTCTGCTTTAGCTCCTGTAGATGCTATTGTATAGTCTGTAGGACTAAATACATCTGCATCATCCCAATCATAATCTGCAGTAACCAAAAAGTTATTATCTCCTTCAGGTCTAGTAAATATACTTACTCTACTAAACAATTTTCTTAATTGTGGATTACCAAAATCTAAAAAAGGTGTTTTATAAGAAGCGAACACATTAGTTCCACCAAATGTTCCACCTCTTTCTTGTCTATACACTTTACCATCAAAGTCTCCGTGTAAAACAAATTCATCGTCTCCTATAAAACCACTAGTTGCACAAGAAGCTCTAAAACCTCTTAAATCTCCAAACTCCCATCCTGCTCTTTGGTCCGATGTTCTTAATGACCCTATAAATCCTGCAGTACTAGTTGCACTTAAACCTGATTTACCAAACATGTACCTAAACTGTGATTTTTCTTTTACTACTACACTAGTTAATTGGTCGTATGTAAAATCAATATCTATTAACTGTAATGCATTTTGAATAGGTTTTGAAATTGTAGCTAATTCAACATCACCAATTCTTTCTGTAGCTTGAATAGTTCTTATTCCATCAGGTGCTAAAAATAATACATCACCACCTATTTCTATTATGCTATCACTTGCAAGACATCCTACGCTACTTGAAACTTCTGCTAAACTAAAGTTAGCGGTAGAACTTCCTGTTAATTTTCTTATATCTGTTTTACCAAATACATAAAGAGCATCTCTAAATCTTTTTATGCCCATTATGTCAAAGCCTACATTTATTACCCCTGCTCCACTAGCTGCTGTAAAATCGCTATCGCTATTAGGTGCAGTAAATACTAATAATTGAGGAGACTGACTCATGCCTGCAAAAAACAAATGGCTTCTATATGTTTCTGCAAACTTAGCATTATCTACATCAGACGATCCGTTTAATTTTGTCCATGTAGTGTCTACTAATTTCATTGGAAAATTAATACCATCTGTTAGTATTAATGTTTTACTTCCTGTAAAAGAGTGATTTAGTGTTCTTACTCTTGTTACATTAGTAGCAACTTGTCCAGATGTCAAGCTAGTTGATGACCATCCTACTCCTGCTACGTACTTTAATACATCATAATCATTTCCTGATGCTTCTTTTCTAGCTGCATATATAGAACCATTATATATAGCTAGTCCTAATATTTGTCCTGTGCCTGCAGGAGTATGGTATGTAGAGTCTAGTGCTTCGTATCCACTTACTCTTCTGTAGCCACCATATTGCCCTACTTCAAAATTAACTAAAGCTGTAGCTGCACCTGGTAGGTTATCACTAAGAGCTAAGTAATTTTCATTGGTATATAAACCACCGCCAGACAGTATTTTTGCTACCTGTAACCTATCAGTCATTGACTATGCCACTAACTCTAGTGTCACGCATCCTAATGTATCTATTTATTAATGTAGAACGCATGTAGTCTATCCCCTCTTGAAAAGCTCTAGAAGCTCTGTCTGCTTGCTCTATGTTATCTCTCATCATATATAAATGATATAATGCACCATCTATTAACGTATTTTTATACTGTGCAGGAACTTCAGGCACAGAATCTGATGCTTCTAGTTCTGTAGGTGCTTTATAATAAGTGTATTTTATTACATAAGCTTTATCAGGAGTAGGACTAAATCCTAGTTTATAATCGGGAGTTAGATATACGTATATAGGTGTATCGTAATCTCCTGAATCTCTTTGTTCGTCTGTTTCTTTATGTGTGTCTATATACTCGTCATATGTTAATGGTATAAGTCTTCTTTCTTCTACGTTTAGTGTATCATTTCTATCTAACATAACTGTGTCAATGTCTACACTCATAAAACCTGTAGTTACTGCATATTCGTTTGTTCCTGCTGTAAGAGTCTGACTAGTAGATCCATATGCAAAACTCCACTCTCTATCTCTTGTAAATATATCTCTTTGTGAATTGTTTATAGCGTCTTTCACTAACGCTTGTACACCTTTAGCTGCACTAAATTCTGAAGAAGTCATTTCTACTTCGTTAAGTCTTCTTAATGCTTCATTTGTTACTGTAAAAAATGTATATGCCATATATTAAATGTAGGAGAGGCAAGAAATACTCACCCCTCCTAATCCTAGAATAAATCTATACTAAGTCTCTAGCTACAACATCTCTTCCTGTTTGTTGAGAAGAAACATCTGCAAGAACCGCATAAACTCTAAGTACACCACTAACACAAGCTGTATCAGTTGCTGCAACTTTCACGTCAATAGTGTCTGCTGCTGTAATTAATGCAGTAAATGTATTAGCTGCTGCTGTGTTT